CGGAACCGAAAATCAAAGCATCTTTGTTATCTTTCTCACCTCTGGTCATGTTTATGTTGAAGAATTCTATTATATCATCGTAAGAAGGGATAATTTTCTCTATAATAGTTACTAACTGATTCACCAATTTTTCATGTTTTTTATAATGTTTTGGTTCAATTTCAAGCTCAACTTCATACTTGACAACGCCATTTTGTACCACTTCTGTCATATCAATCTTGATTTTCTGAATGTCAAAACTCGTCCTTGTTTTCTTCCTTCTCAATTCTATTTCTTTGACATCTGAGAGAAACTTGATTTCTCCATCCGCAAAGATTATGTCTTCTGATTCACCTAAATCTCGTTCCTGAGAAAGAGCAAATTTGATATTCTTCTCTTTATGAAAAAGAATACCAATCTTGTCCATCATACGAAGATTGTCTGAACCTGGAATTGACGAATAGCGTCTCCCTGAAATGATGAAATCGTGAGTTTCAGTTTCAACATAAGGTTTCCATTCTTTCTTCGCAGGATTATTGCTCATCATTTTGAGTTTTGCTTTGAGAATTTCAAAAGACTTCCTGTCAAAATTGAGAAATCTTGCTTCATACTCGTAAACTGCGTTTTCCGGTAGAGGTTGTTTGGATCTTGCGATCACGGATTTGACAAAAGTAGAATAATCCATGGTGGCTTTTTATAACAAAAGTTTAAAAGATTTTCAGTTTAAATGTCGTTACCATCAGAAGAACGCTTCAAGAGAAATTTTCTAGCCCTTGTAGACATTTGCCATGAGATGGTGGAGGAGGGTTCAGAACATGGTGTAACATCGATTACACCTGCTTTGTTTAACATTGTCAAGATATTCATTGGCAGGTTAGAGGGTAAATTTTTAATAGAAAGATTTATCCGTAAAACTTATGACCATTGGGACAAAATTCATGACAAAGATTTAGGTTATTTTAAAGATTTGGGTCTAAATCTGTTTAGCTTGGCTGGTGGTAAAGGTCTTGATGATGTCATGGGTGAAGATAGGTCTCTGGCTGGAGGTTTGAGTATGGAACACGTTTCGTCCTTCAAAAACCTTTTAAGCGCCAATTACACAGATTCAAATGGTAACACCGTTGAAATTTTTGACGATGAAAAGATTGAAGATACTTGGAAAATCATGCATGGGTTTGTAAAACAATCTATTTTGTATATCCATAACCAACGTGAGATGGTAGACGGTGTTTATACAAATGATTATTTCTCTAATGTAAAGGTAAAAGAAAATGGAGAAAAATGGAAAGTCAAAGCAATCGCATGAGAGATTCACGATTAGAAAAATGACCATAATATTGATATCAGTAATATCAATACTTGCGATTATGTTATTATGTATTAATCATCTACATTTTAATACTTATTCTACAGATTTTCTTTAATGCATTTTTGTACTCTTTCTTGGGGCAGTAACTTTGTGATTATGTAATATATGCCATCCAAAGTAAATCAAATCAAACAAAATTACAAAAACTAATGATACTATCACTACTGTGAGGCAGTTTTTAACAGTAGCCTTTTCTTGTATATAAGCAGGTGCTTCGCCGTGAATTATCAATGCACATACCAATCCACATATCGAGAATAAACTCAATATAATAATCATTATTACGAGATGACTATTGTCCATTTTATATATCTTAAATTAATTTTATAAATGTAGAATATACGGAAGAACTAAAGGAAATTACATTAATCGTACTTTGCTTGATTTCTTCTTTTATAATTCTTAGATTGCTATCATATAATCTATAACCATGCTTCTTAGTTACACCTTTGAGTAATTCAGGGGTAAAAATATCCGTGTTTGCTATTTTCTTGTATTTTTTCCACAAGAGTACAAGCAACATAGATTCGTTGATTGTTTTGCTTTCAACAATTAAATACATACCTTTATTATTCTGATAAATGTATATACCTCGTGGTTCCAGAGTATTGAAAATTTCCAAGTTGTGAAATTTGTTATTTTTCCAATCTTCCAAATCCTTTCTATTGTCAAATATCAGTTGCCCTGGTATGGTATCAAAGTCTTCTTTATCCGTTAATAATGATGTCATGTATGAACTTGGGAAGTTTGGCAAACCGTCTGACAGCGATTCAACCTTCTTCATATAAAGATAGATGTTATCTTTGAGTTTACTATACAGGGCTATTTTTTCCTGTAAAAATACCTCTTTGAATTCTGTATTCTGGTCAGCTAACCACTGTAAACAATGGGGAACAGAGTTATACTTTGGCAGTATATATTCCACGTTTATTAAATCAAAATCAAATGTGTCTGTTCTCGGTGAGTCAACAACATAAGTTTCGAACCATTCCTCCAGTTGTAATCCTGACACTCTCCACAACCAAATACACAATTCTATTAATATAGAGGAGTTTTTACTGTTATTAGTATACTTCTTGTATTCAGGGTTTTGTTTGCTTTTGAATAGGTCTCTGGTATAATTGAAACAAACTAAATTATTAGCACCTATATCACTACATGGGATGAATACGTCCCGGCTTCCGTTGATATTATACCACATACCATTGCTACCAACGATTCCAGGTGGCATGATATCTTTCAAAGATCTCGATTTTATTTTGAAGACTCTGTCTGAGACCTTTACATTTAGAGGAGCAGATGGGGGAATATATACAGTTATACCATAAGTCTCCAACTTAACATTGATAGAGTAACATTTTCCATCGCTATCAAGTTTTTGTGAGAGAATGGTATAGTCCTTGAATATTTTTTCCCATATTATCCCTCTATAGGGATTTATATAAGTGATAACTTCATCATCTGTGATATCTGTCTTATAATAAGGCTGTAGGAAATTTTGAAGATTTTTAGAGCTAAATAAGAAATTCTTTCCGGCTATATTACTGTATCTTGCTCTCAAGACCAGTGGTTCGCGATATAAGAAAACAGCTGGTAATTCTTCTATGATATTTCTTACATGGAAATCCTTGTATCTGGGTTTCTCTAGAACTGGTTTATCATCAATTATAGTGAACACGAAGATGTTAACACCAAACATATATTCAAAGAACTTGAAAAATAACTTACTATCTATATATTCTTCACCAATTAAAATGTTTATGATGTCATCAATGGTATAGTCAAACATTTCCTGTTTTACCGTTTCGTAGTGAACTTTGAATTTATTAATATTTTGTCTAAACTCTTTAACATCTTTATGTCGTTCTGAAAATTGTTCCAGAAACTTATTCAGCTTGACGCCATCTGCTGTTTGCCTCAAAGGTATCTTGTAACCCTTAGTGGCGCGAAGTATACAACCTATAAAACTATCATCGATAGTAGTTTCCGGTGGCTTGATTTCTACTTCATCGGTCACAAGATTCTTGAAAAATATTTGGAGAGGCAAGGGTAGAGAACGAGATTGTATATCTGACTGTTTTAACGATATTATGGGACCTTTCCCCATTAACCTTGTTTCCTCGTATAAATCATAGTAGTTGTCTTTTCCTGTCATTTTACAACAAGGTAGATAAGGATATTGTTTGGCATTGGCACCAGTATTCGGTTTCAATATAGGCACGGGATACCGATGTGTAGGACAGACATAATGCTTCTTAGGGCCTTGTGAAGAGTTTTCTGGAGGGAACATGATTGTTTTGTGTTTTATTTTTCGTCCCTTCTCGTTAACATCTTCATATTTTTCCCAATCTCGTACATCCTCTTTATCCACAATAATTGGTTGAAGTTTACATTCACACATAGCTTTCGTGTACTCTCCACCACTTGGGAATAAATCAGGTTGGGTCTTGTTTCGCAAAGTAGCGATTTTAGTTGGGACTTTTGTATAACTTCGTTCTTCGTAATCAAATTTTTTACCATAGAATGAATTGATGAAATAATCAGACACAAAATCGCCTTCTGTGGTAGTAGCGTTGTCTTCATAGAAAGTCATGAATTTCTTGATAAGATAGGCCACTTCGATAACATAGTTTCTTTCCTTGTTTTTCGCACGATACTTTATGTTGTAAAGATTACTAAACACATTGTCTACGGTGAACGACATGACGTAGTCTATATGGTTTATATTCTCAAAATCGCGGAAATAGTATTTCGAGCGTTTCTTCAGCGAGCGTGGGTTGAAAGTTTCTCTCATATAAACGATGTTGCTTGCGTCTTTGTTTATGAGATTTATCAAGATAACTATAAAATAGTAAAAATTGTAGTCTCTGTAATTTTTAATGTCTATATTAAAACTTCCAGAGGTGAACAAAGTCTTCTCGTCCGTTAAACTAAAATCGGAGAAAATTGTTCGTATGATGTTGTCAATCTCGGCATAGTCTTTCTCGGCATAGTAGGAATATTCTATCTTACTCGTTTTTAGACATAAGCGAATATCCATGATATCCGAACCATGTTTGTATTTGAAATAGATGTTGTTTGGTGATGTTTCTTCGAGTTCTAAATTTTCCGAGTCGGCGTCATCATGAACCTTTATTATGCTCTGATTGTTAGAATCTACAAATTCGATATAAAACAAGTTTTTGTTTGTTTGGAAATTGTTAAAAATGTATTTAATATTGTCATCTGTGATATCAAATTTGTCATATCTGTATTTGTAAGATTTAACTACATTTTCTTCGGCGAAACTATTGTTCAGTGATTCTTTAGTTTTTTCGTCCAATTCGATAGTGTCGAAAAAATCCTTTATTGTTACAAGTTTTTCTATTCGCTTACTCGTATTTTCCAACATCCCATCCCATCTTTGTTCGAAGTTGCGTTTCGTGTCCTTCATCAGAGATAACGAATAACTGTTGGAAAGCGTCTCTTCATGTATAACTGTTAGAAACAAGACCATGTTAGCCGAGAGCTCTTCGTCATCTTTATCCTTGTTCGCATGGTAATACAAAAGCAAAGTATCTTCAATGGAATACTTATAGAGCATATAAAAACTTGCAATATCATCAGTGATTATCTTTGATGTATCTATAATTTTCCCATCCATACTTTTAAGAAATTTCAGAGGAACACGATTTTCCTTTGAATATAATGCTAACTGTAGCGCATTCTCGAGCATTTTAATATTT